GATACTCTCTATAAAGGTGTAACAGTTAGAAATTAGGATAGTTTCAATACTTAAGTAATACTTTAGTTATACTCTGGTATCAGTATATCCGATGACCTTTTAAGAGCTTACGAAAACATATAGGTACTGTAGAAGCCTCTGTGCGACACCGCTTAAGAGGTCAGAGGGACAACTAGTGCAGTCACCGCGTGTTAACCAAGGTTGACGGCTAGTTGTCCCTCGTCTCTCATTCGCAGCTACGTTGGCCTGTCGACGGGTCGAAGTAGCAGGCTTCAGCAGCAGCTTCAGAATCATCTAGTGGTACACTTTCGGTATCATCTTGTGAAACCTCATTCAATACACCGTAGCGCTTGCCTGCTGCTCTGAAGGTCGTGATGCCTTTGCAGCCGTCGACCCAAGCATCATAGTATAGTCTCTTGAAGTCATCGTAAGACACGTCAGAGCCTACGTTGCAGGTCTTGCTGACTGCACTGTCGACATACTTCTGGACCAGCGCTAGGACCTTCCTGTGTTGCTCTGCAGTGATGCTATTAGCAGTGCGACCAGCCATGCCTCTGGCGTAAGCATAGTCCTCGACACGTTCTGTCACCTGTCCTTCCTCTAGGTGCATCGTCCGATCATAGAAGAGGCTGAAGGGTGGCTCGATGCCACTGCTGATGTTGTCTGCCATCAGGCTGATGGTGCCTGTCGGAGCGACAGAGATCAGGTGGCTGTTGCGTATACCGCCACACTCTCTGATGCGCTCCTTGACATCCACTGGTAGACTGAAGGCAAAGCTTGATGCACCACCAAGATACAGCTTCTCGTCGTACAGTGGGAAGGGACCTTTAGCGCTCGCCAGATCTGCTGAGGCTAAATATGCGGTGTCTCTGAGGACCTGCATCAGTCGCTCTGTGAAGAACATGAAGTGTTCACTGGCGTAAGGATACCCCAGCATCTCTGCAGCGTTAGCCAAGCCGGTGATACCTAGGCCCATCCTGCGCTTGTCCTTGGCTTCAATCTCTTGCTCTGCCAGCGGGTAGATTGTGCGGTCAATCACGTTGTCCATCATTGTGACCACATTGTAGATGTCGTCCTTGAAGAGGTCCCAGTTGAAGTTGTTAGTTCCGGTCTCTTCCATAGCGTCATAGGTGTGCGTGAGGTACTTAGTCAGATTGAAGGAACCCAACAGGCAAGCACCGAAGGGTGGCAGCGGTTGTTCACCGCACGGGTTCGTCGCGGCTATATCCTCGCAATACCATAGATTGTTTTTACGGTTGATCTGGTCAATGAACAGAACGCCGGGTTCAGCCCAATCCCAAGTACTGCGCATGATCTCATCCCAGAGCGCCCGTGGATCTATGCTCTTGTAGACACGACCCTCAAACTTGAGGTCAAACAGTTCGCCGTCTGTCAGAGCATACATGAACTCATCAGTCACACCGACAGAGATGTTGAAGCCTGTCAGCTTGTCGCTGTTGTGCTTCGCTCTGATGAACTCTTCGATGTCGGGATGATCGATGCGTAGAACACCCATCTGAGCGCCTCTACGGTGACCGCTGCTGCTGATGGTTTGACAGACTGCATCATAGATCCCCATGAAGCTCACAGGGCCACTGGAGCGGCTGTCCAGTGACTTAATGAGGTCCTGTCGTGGTCTGATGTTACTGAAGTCATAGCCTATGCCACCGCCGCGTCTCATGGTCTCTGCAGCCTGTGTCGCACGGTGCATGATACTGGTCATGCTGTCGTCGATAGTACCCGACACAAAGCAGTTGTATGCGGTGGTCTGTCTGGCAGCGCCTATGGCGTTCTGGACGCGCCCTGCAGGCAGGAAGCGCATGTTCAGTAGGATGTTCTGCAGTGCCTCTTCATGCTTGTCGTCGTCAGCCAGCGTCTTGGCAATGCGGAAGCACTTGTCGGCAAAGCTCTCGTTCTTCTGACAATACTTCTCGCGGTCAATCTGTTGGCTGATGGCTAATGATGGGCCGTAGTCGGCAGGATTAAAGTTGGGTCGATTATACGTCATGTTGGGGCTTTCGTCCTTCTATTTGGTTAATGCGGAATTGTGCGTACCTGATGATCTTGTGGAGATCGTCGATTTCTTTGCCCTTGAAGCCTGCACGGCTGGCATACTTGATGATATTGCCCCGCCAGAACTCCATGTCGTTCAGCATGATGAACTCAATGGGTTCGACAGTAAGCTCGTTATAATGTGCAGGATCTGAAGGATGGTCTATTGACATCTATGCCCCCTTTATCTCGGTCTTCGTTGTAGAGTTCGATCCTCACCCCACTGCCCCAGAGACGCATCTCATGTTCGAGCAGGCGTATGCCTAGGGCGTACTCCTCAACGGGTGTAGGGTGTGGGTTGCGGAAGCTTGCTATGAGGTTCCACGGCAGCATGTGCTTGCCGTTGTTCCAGAAAGCTTTAGTGAAATACTCCGGTCCATACTTCTTCTGACCGAAGGTGGATGCATGTCTTCCCTTGAGCATCTCATGCTGGCTCCCAGAGCTTTATGGTCCTGTTGGATGCATCCCAGTTGCTGCGCCTCAGTATTCTGGCGCATCGAGCTTGGGTCAGCGCTTGGTTCTCTGTCATGCCTGCCTTTTGATAAGCAGCGACAACAGCAGCCCAGCTTGGGCGTGGTCCTAAGATCTTCTCGGCGGTCTTGATGCCGACATTAGGACAGCCCTTGTAACCGTCTGTGATATCCCCGGTCAGCGTCTGCAGCAGGAAGTTTCTGTCGGCTTGCTCTTCAGTGATCGTGAGCATCTCAGCGCTCATGGGCCGGTAGAGTGTGCAAGGGACAGTCTTCATGTCCTTGTCGTCTGATACGACGATGGTCTCTATGCTCTTGTTGGTGCCAAGGATGCCCATGACATCGTCGGCCTCAAGCAGCGGCTCACAAGAGAACTTGTAGGTTTCCTTTGCCCAATCAACGAGAGCTTTGTAGCCGACCGGCTTTCGGGTCTTCCGACGACCGCTCTTGTAAGGCACGTAAAGTTCATGTCGGAAGTTGTCTATGTCGGACAAGCAGACGATCAGGTTGTCGGTCTGCAGGAAGTCCTTGAGTTCATCGACAAGGGTCGTGAAGACTTTCTTAGCGTCTTTAAGATCAGTCGACAGAGACCAGATGTCGTCTCCCCAATCAATCTCTTGCTCTGCAGCAGCCGCCGCTCTGTAAAGGTACAGGTCACCGTCAAGTAATATTATCGGGGCCTGAGGTGTCGTCGTGTCGCTCGATGAGGCTTTTGATGTATTCATCTAGCTCTCCCTTCATAATGAGGCCCTTCTCTGTGATGAGCCAAGTTGTGCCAAAGACGTCTTCGTCGATGGCTGTTGTGATCATTCCTTCGCAGGCTAAGATGGCGACATAAAAAGCAGCCATTCTGGCGAAGTCGCTCTTGATGCCGATGGGCTTTCTCCAGATCCGGTAGAGGACTGTCAGCATGGTCGCCATGTGCAGCGCAAAGGCTGCTTCGGCAGGGTCCTCAATGAGTGTCAGCCCATGTATTTCCGATTTGATATTCTGAGGTGATGGGTATTTTAAACTTGAAAGCCTCTCCGCTCTCTCGCGCCATTCTTGTAGTGATATCACGTCCGACATGCGTTGCGATCTCCTCTGTTCGACAAGCGATCTGGACCTCGTCGTGTATCCAACCAACGATGTAACAATCGCCGTCTGGGTAGTGCTCTTGAATTGCTTGGTCGATCAGCAGGACCCACTGCTTACACAGGACTGCCCCAGCGCTTTGGAGCAATTGTGAGAGCGCTTTGTGTTCACTTCTGAGGTACAGGTGTCTGCCATCAAGACCGTACAGGTAACCACGCTGAGAGGCTGTCTGCAGGTTTCTCTTGAGACGTGCAAAGGCTGGCACAGTGCTCTCAAAAGCCTGCTTCAGCGCTCTGCCTTTCTTAGCGCCACCACCGGCAATCTTGCCAATCAGCATGTCGCCCCCACCATAAAGCATGGAATAAATAAAGGTTTTCGATAGGTCTCTCGTCGGCAGCCCGGCGGCTCTCTGGTTATACGTGTGTATGTCTCCATCGAGGACCTGAGCGGTGTACTCTGGGTCGTCCATGAAATGCGCAAAGCATCTTAGCTCCAGACCACTCAAGTCACTCCCCAGCAGCTTCCAGCCCTTTGGCACTGTGAATAGCTCACGACACTCTTTGCCAAACGGAAGGCGTGTCGCTGGCACCTGACCAAGGTTGGGACCTCGGTGCGCTGCCCGACCGCTGATCGTCCCTTGGCTGATGATAGAGTGTCTGATGCGTCCATCGTTGTTGACGACCTTCATCCACGCCTGTGGACCCTCAGCCAGTTGGCCTATGCGTTTCTGCAGCAGGAAGAACCGTGCAAGCTTCTGTGCCTCTGGGTACTCAAGTTTACCTAAGGTGGTCTCGTCGATCTGTGCTTTACCGCTGGGGGTCAGGATCTCTGGTTCCCAGCCGTACTTCTGGCGCAGGCAGTGCTCGATGTGTGGTCGGCTGTTTGGATTAAAGACAACCTCACGCTTCTTGATGAACACTTCGCCCTTCTTGTAGCCAAGCGTCTTGTTATCACGCGCTGGGACAAAGGGTTCCTCGACAATCCACGGCGGGAACAGGTCGTATAGCTGTTCGTTTAACTCATGGCGCTCTTTTGACAACACGGCGTAAAGCTTTTCAGCCTTAGGCATGTCAAAGGTCCAACCGTTATTACCAATGTAATAACAGACCTCAGCCATCTTGTGCTCAAGCTCAATGCACCGGTCGTCAACCTTCTCTTGCATCAGGTACTTGTAGATCGTCGCGGTGACTGCAGTGTCTTGGACGCAGTAGTCCAGCATCTCTTGACTGAAGGTCTCCCAGCCGCCCTCGTAGTCACCTTTGTGACAGTTGAGGCGCAGGCCCCACGCTTTAAGACTGTGCGACCCCCAGAGGCGCTTTGGTAAGACGTCTCTGATGGATGGCACTGAAGCATCAAACTCAATGATGTGGGGCTTAATGAGTTGCGACAAGATCATTGTGTCGGTGACCTTTGGTCCTGCGCCGCCCTCGAACCAAGGGTGCAGCTTGGTGATCACCTTGCTGTCGTAACCGATCCAGTTGTGGCCTACGACCTCTTCAGCATCATAAAGGATCTTCAGTCCTTCTTTGATGTTCTCGGATGTAAACGTCTGCACCTCGTCGGTGTCTAAGTCTCGCAGGACGAGACAGTGAATTGTAGAGACGTCAGGCAGCAAGCCGTTGGTCTCTATGTCGGCAATGTACCGAACCATAGCGCTCTCCTAAGATGTGGATGTTTTCAGATGTCAAAATGCGAAAAGACCTAAAAATAAAATTAGGTATTCGTATTTAGAAACTTAAAACTGACGAGGCATCCATGAGCCTTCCAGTTTCTCTGGTGTACTGAAGCACACCTGCAGGGCCTACCTCGCCGGTAAACCTATTCTTTAGCACGACAAGATTCCTGACGCCTGACAGGGGCTGCTCTGCGTCGACCTCTAGGCCAATGCAGCAGTCCGACAGTTGAACCAAGGCATGTGACCCCCGCATCTGCGAGAGGTGAACCTTGGCACCACCTTCGTGGCCTGCCTCAGAGTTTGGACGCTTGAGGTGAGACACAAGTACCAAGCAGATGCCAGTGTGTTGCACTAGCACACGAAGTTCTGTCATGATCTGGTCGATCAGCCGCCGCTCGTCGTGAACTTGACCTGTCAGCCCAGACACTAGGATCGACACATGATCCAAGAAGATCACTTTGCAATCTAATGCCTTCGCCATGTACATGATGCGGTTCTTGACCGTGTCGAGATCTGTCGATCCGAAGTGGTCATAGAGATACACGTCTCTATCAGACGTGAGGTCGTCAAAGGCAAACTCGATGTCTTCCTTTGATGCCACGGTTGGATCAATGACGATGTTCTTATTCATGTGCAAACCAACAAGGCCCTGCATGGTGCGCTTGGATGTCTCCTCAAGCATCATCATGCCTACGTTGTGGCCCTTCTGATGCAGGTGGTAGGCCATCTCCCGCACCAGCGTCGACTTTCCCACGCCGCTGCCTGCAGCTATCGTCACCAAGGATGCTGGCTGCATCCCCAACGTGATTTCGTTCAGTCGGGCGTAGGGGTAACTAAGGTCCGACACCTCGTCTCTGTCGGCGATCTTGTCGCGCAGTTCTGATGAACTGATGATGCCGTCTGGGCGGTACTCTTTGGCCTGCCAGATAGCATCGATGATGGCAGACCCCTGCCCTTGCAAAAGACATTCATTGGGGTCCTTAAAAGGCAAATAGGCAATCTTAGCTTTGCCGGGTGGTAGTATCTCGGCGCACTCGATGGCTGCTGCTCTGCCGACATCGTCTTGGTCGAACATGAGAACTACTTCCTCGAAGGCAACCAGATAATCGTAGTTTTGCTTTACTGCCTTTTTGGCGGCCTGTGCGCCATTCGGTAATGACACCGTGGGCCATTTGTTGTTCTGAACTTGTGAAACTGTAAGACAATCTATCTCTCCTTCAGTAACGACAATCTTCTTTCCCGAAGACCACAAGTGTGATCCGAAGAGCGTCATATGTAATGCATTACCAGTAATGGTAAACTGTTTGTCTTTTCCCCTTACTTTTTGCGCAACTGCATTACCTTTTGCATCCCGGTAGTTGGCTATCTGCACGGGTTGCCCCTTCATCATGCCAATCTGATAACCAAACTTGCGGCATGTCTCTTCAGTGATCTTACGCGCCGGTAGAGCGCTGTACTCACCCTGCAGCAGTGGTCTGCTGCTCTTGTCCTGTTGAGGCACTACACGGGCC